CCGATCTCAGAAATCCCCATGCCGGCGGCGGCATCATCATCGTCGCCCTCTTCAGCTGGATCACCCCCCGGGTTATCTTCGCCACCAACAGCGCCACCCGCATCGCCACCATCAGTGTCATCATCACCATTAAAAAACTCAGGCATCCCTGTCATGGGGTTCATGGAACCGCCACCACTGACCCGGTCAAGGAGCATCGCTTCTTTGGGGTTAATATGAGCTAGGATGGTATCGCCGTTTCTGCCGTACTGCTGTAGCAGTGACGCCATGCCTTTGAGGCTCTCAGGATTCATCTGTCCCATCATCAGAGAGTCTCCCACGTGCGGCCGTCAAACTTCTTGGCTTGCTTGCGATTGTTGCCGTTGTCGTAACTGCAATGAACCCAACCAGAGCTGGGGTCACCTTCTTTGTAGAATTCTAGCAAGACCTGGTCATAGTCCAGATTGTCCATGATCCAGTGTGCGAGATCCTTGTTTGCAATCGTAGGCACTTCAAAGTCGGCGGCCTGCCCCGTGACATGTTGCGATCTGGGGGATGATCCAACGGCTTCGTTCAGGGCCAAGCAGCGGAACCCACTGTTGAGCGTAAACGGTATGTCGTAGTGCTGACGCACGGGCTCGAGGATGTTCTCGCAAAGCAGGCGCATGTTTTCAATCGCCGCATCGTTGGGGTCATTCTTGATGCCCTTGCGAATCGCGGTCTGAGACTTCGTGAACTCAGCCAACGAGAAGTGATCAGAAAGCATCATTGTCTTAACCCGTATAGTTTGTCTATCTCTTGTTCCAGAAGCCGAGTATCTATTCTACGGGACGAGGCACTGGGCTTATAGTCAGGCCGTTGATACGTTGGTCGAACTGACCTCTGAACCGGAATAGGTTTAGAAGGTGTTTTCGTCATTATCCTGCTAGTAAGATCATTTACATTATTGGTCTTTCTTTCAATCGTGCGCCTGTTCTCATCGGCTGATTTCTGAATCGCTTGAACAGGTACTCTAGTAGAAGCTCCCCAAGCAACGGTAAGTGCTTGTTCTAGGCTTTTAGCGGTGGACTCATCTCCTGTAGGCCGTGCCATCATTTTCAGATAACTGTTGTTTCGTAGTAATCTGCCCATGGTTCTTAAACCAAGAACGGTGCTTAAAACTTTAATTGGTTCAAAGAATGCCGCTCCCAAAGTTAAAGATCTTGCTAAATTTGCTGTCTCCAACCCGCCTAACCCAGCAATCGGCCGCATAGAAACAGCCTCTGCCTTTTGAGCCAGCTTTATAGTGTTTTCAACAAACTCTTTGCCGAGGAGAAGTTCTATTTTATTTCTACCAATAGAATCTATAGCCTTCAAAATTTGATCATGCTTCTTACCGCTCATGACTTCTTGAACAAATTCTTTAGAAACAGTTCTCTCCAACTTACCGCTGCGTCCCTTTGAGACTATTTCAGAGGAGCTGTCACCTAATGAACCTAAAATTTTAGCCATAAGTTGATCTCTGACATCGTTCATTACTTCAGAGTCTGCCCCTAAAAATTTATTAGCTTGCCGTATGGTATCCTCGTTCCTAGTCACTAAAGAGAGAACTTTATCGATTTCTCCAGATCTCGCCGCAGTTTCTAAAGACCTTAAAAAAGGAATCCCTTTTAGATCTTTTAATTGATCCGTGTAACGGGACAATGCCTCTATTTGTTCTGTTATGGGTCTTCCAGCAAGTGAACGAAGTTCTTGCTCGGTGACCTCCTCTCCTAAAAGAGACAGATCACCTAGAGACTTCATAATGGGATCGTATTGTTTACCAAACAGCACTCTTCCTGTCTGTCCTAACGCTCGTATTTGTTGAACGACTCTTAGTGGGTCGGTTCTTCCAAAGATGTTGGTTGTGTCTGGATTGTTAAGAGTTCTTTCCATCCATCTTCGAGCAAGGCTGTTACGAACACTGTCCTTATAAGATGTTCCTTGAAGCCTAGCCTGTGCAACCTCGTCTGCCAGTTCCCTTTGAGAGGCAAACCTCTTCTTATAAAATGTCGCCAAATCGTCATTTGGATTTTCAGCTATGGTCTGACGTAAGTTTACACTCCGTCCATCAGGAGCCTTCACATTTACATCGGGAACTATATCTAAAAAGGACTCTGGAGCTTCTCTAATCGGGAAACCAGGCCGACCAGCAAGACCCGTCATTGGAGAGGGTCGAGTAGCATTTAACAAGTCTTGCAATAACTTTGGACGATCTGGGAGGATGACCTCATCAAGGATTGCTTCAGGATCTACTAACTGTCCTCCTTTCTGACCCCCTGCCCTAGAACTGGCGATGAGCTTTTCTGCAAACAACGTGTTAAATTTAGATATTCCATTCTTATAATACTCGTTAGCGTCACGTAACGCTTTAAGACCTGTCTTCTGAAGCTGGATTTGAGCCTTCTGAGACTCGGTTTTCGCTCTGCTCACAATTCTACCTGTTTTCGGATCGACTGAGGTTCCTACAGGCAAAACAGTTCCGTTCAATCTTTGATTACTGCTAAGAAGAGAGGTTTCCGCATTTATTAGAGATTCATCTACCTTGGACAAGAGATTGGTCAATAATCTCTTATCTTGAGAACCAATAAGACTAGGGTCCCAAGAGGCTTCCCTCAAAGCAGTCCTGATTCCATTAATATTACTAACTGTTTCAAAATCTTCTAATCCTTGGATCACCCTACCAATCGCGGATTCCTGTATAGCCTTACCAGATACTTTGTTCTCCGATGCAATCTTTGTAAGAGTCCTAGTAAGGCCCTTTGTATTTATTATCTTCTCTCCTTTTAGAATTTCATCTGCCTTTGAGTAAAGCAGATCGACATCCTCATCAAATATCCTTTTTGAAGTCTCAACGGCCTTTCTCGCGGCCTCTCCTCCAGCAAAGGACGTATCTCCAAAATTGTCTATTAAAGAGTCAATCTCTCTTTGCACAGTGTCTTTTAAACGTTTATTGGCGTCCTTTGCTAGTTGTTCTGGACTCGAGTACATCCGCTCTATATCCCTAGTTAGAGCATTTAGAAACTCTTCAGATGTCTTCTGCGCTTGACCCTCTGGTATTCCAGCCTCCGATAAAAACCGTTGATACGCGGCTTGCATATATTTCGCATTATCTGTAGCCACTTTAGCGTTAGGAAATACGCCTTCAAAGAAGGCTTGCGCTCTACCTAATAAGGGAGCCATGTTCGTTGCCCTCAACGTCGGACGACCCTTAACCAGTTCTCCTGTGGTAGCATCGACCTCTCCGTCAAGAATTCCTCTAACGGATTCCCTAGCAGCATTTGCTTCCTGACCACCAGGACCTTTTATTAAACGACCTAATCCTTTCGCAATGTATCTTCCCGCAACTTCTCCCCCAAACCCCATAGCAAACTCAAAAAATAAATTTTTTGCGTCCTCTCCTAGCGTCTGATCCCGGACCCCTTCGGCATATTCTATGGCCTCATCCGCAACATATCCGAGAGCACTGGCTCCACCGACCAAGGCAGCGGCAACGGGTATTCCAACACCTGTAGTTGCGAGCGCGGCGGCCGTTCCGAATAATATTGGAGTTCCCGCCTCTCCCCCAAAATCAATAACGTCAGACCAAGAAAGACCCTCCTCATCTATGGCTAATTTAGTTTTACCCTTTTCTGATTTAAGATCGTACTGACGTTTTATGTCTTCAGGTATCTTATCAAGATCAAGAATAAAGTCTCCTTGTTGATCTTGAAAAAACCCAGCTTCAGGAATCCCTAACGCAAGTAATTGTTTTCGTTTTTCTCTAGGGTTATCGCCCCTTGCAACCTGAAACCTAAAGTTAGATGACCGTACCCCAGACTCATAGTCTATTCCCTCTGGAGATAGATCGGGAGTTGTCTCTGTTTCCTCTCTCTCCGCTTCTAATGGCTCTAATTGATCTGTAGGCTCACCTCCCCCTAACTTAAAAAAGTCGATGATTGCGGCTTGCTCTTCTGGAGTAGGACTATCTCCAGCGATCTCTACTATTTGAACACCGTTAGGAGTACTAACTCTTATTTTAGCCATTAAGATTTTTCCCCAAGCTCTGGGAAGTAAAATTCGATATTGCCGTCCTTGTCTTTTCTTTGGCGAAGACGCAATGCGTCTTTAGAAGTCTTTCTGGCTTTCTCTTGAGATTCCTCAATCGATACTGGAGACACTCCAAACTCTCTCCATGTAGCGCGATAAGCCCTATCTATACCTTCTCTGTTTTTAGCCAAGAGCGTTTTAACTTGCCCTAACCTTGTTTGAAGTTCTCCTTTACTTAACGAAGAATCCATGACCCAAGTCCAAGCGCCGTCTTGTCCTCTCTTTGCTAAACCAAGAGCTTCAGCAACTCTGTCTCTGTCAGCGTCCGATATAGTCTTTCCAGATTCTCCTAATAAAATAGGTGCCATTTGAATAGCTAAAAATTTAAGAGTAGTATTATATCTGTTTACATCTGATATTTCGGATCTATTCGCCGCTATAAGTTTTACACCTGTGTCCGGATCGACTGAGGTTCCTTCTTGCGTTTTAAAATACGGGTTTGATTTAGGATCGTCAAAATAAGCTCGAAACAAATCTTGGCCCTTACCAAGAATCCCGTCAACACCTGTAACGTCTTCGTCTACAACATCAATTAAATCAGAAGCGGTATTAGCCATAGTCATTAGAGACCCGTTCCTACTGACTGCGCTTTCATACGCCCCTACTAGTTTTTCAGGAGTCAGTAGTACGGGTTTTTGTCCGGGCGTCAAAGAATATCGGACCCTCAGTTTAACATCTTCAAAGTCATCTCCGAATTTAACTGCGTACTCGTTAGTAGTTTTCTGATAATTACTTGTAGCTCCCGCTTTTATTCTTTCTTCGATTAACTTTGCCTTTGTTTTTGCCTGCGCTAACAAAACACTTTCAGGGACAAGATTGGCTCCTGTTATCTCTTTAACCTGTTGAAAGTCCTTTTCGTTTAGGCGATTCCAGCCAGCAGCAAATTTCTTTACAACTTTTCCGTCATCATCTCGTAGGACAACTTCTTTGTCTAAGAAATAACTGTTGCGGGCCCTTTCTGCCGTTCGTTTTTCTTGTTCTATTTTATCTCTCTTAGTTAGAGCGTATTTTGCTCCAGCAACTCGAATATTCCGCAAGAACTTTTCTTCGTCTTCTTTGTCTTTAATGATACTAGGAAGAACCTTTTCTAAACCGTCACCAACATTCTTCCAAGCATTCGGACTTTCCCCTTTAAATATAGATGCTCCTAGAAGCAACAGTTTTAGACCAGAGGTTTGTGCGCTACCTTCTGGTTTAGGCATTTTGCTAACAAATTCATCTATAGATTTATCTAAATCAAAAGAGTTGTCTGGAGTGTCTAGTTCTCCAGACGTAACCGCTGTTGATTGACCCTTGCTCTCAATATTAGAGGCTATCTTTTCTTCTTGACCCTCACCCAAAGCGTCAATCTCAGCGGCTATGTTAGCATCTGCTTCAGGCGCTGTTGCGGGCGTCTTTGTAACAGCAGTTTCCTTTTCCCCAGGCTCACCTACGGTATCTGAAGCCGTAGGATCATCTACTCTTGGACCAATTACGTCCGAGGTTCCCATTTCGGTGTCTACCTCTCGACGTTCAAAATCTCCAAATTTAGTTGGATCAGAGATTGTAGGAATCTCTTGTGATCCAGATTGCCCCATTTGCATTTCAGCATCTTGTAACGCCGAGAATATCTTTCCATACGCAGGTGTTCCCGCGATACTTTGCAGATACTCTCTAACAACGCCATCGGGATCACCTTGAACGTATTCTGTAGTGAGTCTCTCCATAGTCATTCTGTCTGCATCCCCCTCTAGGTCCTCCCTCATGATAGTTGAGGGAGGCAAAGAAGACCGTCGCGGCCCTACAGGAGAAGCGGGAGATTCAAATATGGGCTCTGCAATCTCTGGTGGCAGAATGGTCCGTGCGCCGAGAGACAAGTTCAGCAGTTCTTCTCCACTTAATCTTTCACTACGAGGCTTCATTGTCGCCTCTGCCGCCGTCACGGGAGAGGGCAACGCTCGTAATGGAGGAGGCCTCAGGAACGCTGGCAAGGCGCCCGGATTCTGTGGGGGACCTATAAATCCTCCATTCGCCATTCTACGCACAATACCGCCTTCAGCCATACGAACCGTGGGCCCACCTTGCACGTTCATGGCATCTTGGGCCACGGCATCGATAAGGCTGGGTGAAGATGCAAGAATGCCTGTGGGACCGCTATTAACGGCGCCGCCCTGACGGAACATCCTACGGTTCGCTAATGTTTTCTTCATCAGCCTGTCCCTGACTTGAAGATTGACCCAAACGGATTATCCAGCGCCTTGTTGATGCCAAGGCCCGCGATCCCTAGACCAATGGCCTGTGACAGACCGCTAGGTGGCGGGGCATCTGGCGATATCTGAGAGGTCGAAGTGGCCGAACCGATCTGCGGCTTGAATACGTCACTCATAAACCCAAGTCGCGTGTACGGTTCCATGACTTGCTGAAGCTCATTGCGCCGAGTCGCATCAAGCTCTGCCTGCGACTGCGCTTGCTGCAAGCCACCAAGCTGCGTCAGAAGCTGAACGTCTTGGGCGCCAAGGGTCTGGCCTAATGCACCAAGGTTCGCTTGCTGTGTGCCGAGCGCACCAAGACCCGCTGCTAATCGTGTGGCCTCTTGAGAGGTTGCTTGACCCAACCCAGCCAGCAGAGACGCAACGCCCTGTTGACGTTTCTGTTGGTTCTCAAACGCCGTCTGCGAAGCGTTCAACGCTTGGCTGTAATTCCTAGCATAGTCCTCAAACGTGCGGCGGCTACCGATATCGAGCAGATTGCGGCTAAGTTCGCCCATCTGTAAACCCGCTCTGTCACCACCCAAAGCACCTGTCGTTGCCTGTCGCGCTCGGAGCTTGTTTGCCGCAAGATCACCTTGCCGCGTAAGCTCTTCAAGAGCTTGCTGTGTGACTCGCTGCTGATAGGGGTTCATGAACCCCTGTAAGGCTTCCTCAGTCGGGGCAAACATGCCCGTTGTGCCACGGGCCGTGGTCCCTGCCTCATCGAAATAATCTGTAACAGTCCCTGAAGCGCCTTCAAGGATACCTTGACCCGTGGTCAGGGCATCGCCAGCCGTGGTGAGAAAAGGCTCAAACGAACCTATGCCGGCCTGACCTTTGGTAATCGCCTCTTGGGTAAGCGGATCTAGACCTGCAACCTGATAGTCAGGGAGATCAATAGGGGTTTCGCCTCTGGCACCAACAAGATCAAGAAGCTTCTCTTGATACTCCTCAAGGTACGGGGCTTGTCTTACGATTGTTGTTGTTTCAGCCATACCCCGCCCTCTTCTCAAACTCACTCATCATTCGGTACATCTGCGCGGGACCTCCCGCACCATCAACGGCCTTTGCCGTCATTACAAACTCGCCATCGGATAACATCGCGGGAATACTGTCAGAAGTACCCGTGCCAGGGCCATTTATCACCCCACCACCAGCATAACGATCAAGACCTTCAGCGGTCATCATAGCAGAAGGATCAACCGAATATCCGTATCTTCCTATTTGATACCGTTTAGCTGCCTCTGGTGTAATTCCTGTAATGCCGGCCAAGGATTGATAATCATATTTAGGGGTGATGCCCGCTGCCCTGAGAAGAGCTATACCTTTT